AGACTGTTATTACTGCTGCGTTGAGTAATGCAGTAGCACCCCATGGTCGCACCATTGTGATTGTGCCCAACAAGAGTCTAGTAACACAGACCGAAAAAGACTATGTGAACATGCAACAGGATGTGGGCGTATATTTTGGCGATCGCAAGGAGTGGGGCCGTCAACATACCATCTGTACCTGGCAGAGTCTCAATGTTCTGCTAAAGAATACCAAGTCGGGGGTAGGCGACTGCACCATACAGGAGTTCCTAGAGGATGTGGTATGTGTTATTGTGGACGAAGTACACATGGCCAAGGCCGACGCATTGAAAACATTACTAACCGGAGTCATGAGTCGTATACCCTTGCGCTGGGGACTCACAGGAACCATACCCAAAGAACCATTTGAGTCGCAAGCACTCAAGTGTAGTCTAGGACCTGTGATTGGTCGACTTACTGCCAGCGAACTACAGAGTCAAGGGGTGCTGGCCCAGTGTCATGTTAACATCGTACAGCTAGTGGACCATGCCGAATTTACCAACTATCAAAGCGAGCTCAAGTTTCTGCTAGAAGAGCCCGACAGATTAGATACCATTGCACGCTTGGTAGAACAGGTGAACCGGACAGGTAATACCCTGGTCTTGGTAGACCGTATTGCCGCAGGTCAAGGCTTGATAGAACGACTGGGTGACCGTGCAGTCATGGTATCAGGTGCAACCAAAGCAAAGGATCGACAGGATGAATACGACGAAGTGGCTGAAGCTACAGGAAAAATTATTGTGGCTACTTACGGTGTTGCTGCTGTTGGTATTAATATACCCCGTATCTTTAATCTTGTTCTTGTGGAGCCTGGCAAAAGTTTTGTCCGGGTCATACAGAGCATTGGAAGAGGAATACGCAAGGCCGAAGACAAAGACCACGTACAAATCTGGGACGTGACCAGTACCTGTAAGTTTGCCAAACGACACTTGACCAAACGCAAACAGTTCTACAAAGAAGCTAAATACAACTTCACACAGGAGAAGTTGGAATGGAAAAAGTAGTCTTTTTAGAAAACAAATACACTAAGTGGTATTTTAATATTATTCGCAACGCAAATCCTACAACTAGCTATGTGGAGAAACATCATATTATTCCACGATGTATTGGCGGTTCTGATTATAGAGAAAACATAGTATCTCTTACAGCACGAGAACATTTTGTTTGCCATTTATTGTTGACTAAAATGACAACCGGCAAAGTCAAACAAGCTATGTGTTGGGCTGTCGGTAAGTTTGCACAAGTGAATAAAAATCAGCAACGAAATTTTACGTCTTGGGAATATCAAAAAATAAGAGAAAATATTTCGTTTGCTAGAACAGGCAAAAAACATAGTGACGAGTCCCGCAAAAAAATGTCAGACAAAGCAAAAGGCCGAACTCCGTGGAATAAAGGTAAAACGGGCGTGCAAAAACATTCAGCAGAATCAAATAAAAAACGTTCTGAAACATTAAAGGGCAGAATACGAACAGAAGAATTTCGTCAAAAAGTTAGTAACGGTAAAAAAGGACACAAAGCTGGTATGACTGGAAAAAAACACAGTGAAGAAACTCTACAAAAAATGCGTGATAGTGCATTAAAGCGATACGGCAAATAAAGGTTGCACTTGTGATAAAATATGTTATAATAAATGTATGAGAATATTAACACTTGATAATGAGCCATTTGATCTAGATCATCTACCCGAAGAAGTCGATGACATGCGGTTCGCTATTTTTGATAACAGCAGTCCACAAGAACCCGATTATCACTATATCCCTCTTATATTTCTGGAAAGTTTTACAGCCCCAGCCTTGGTCCTGCGCATTGGAAATCACAAGGTACGCATGCCAGTGGATTGGCAGATCCTGATTGGTGAACCAGATCTAGGCGACCTGGAGGTTCTGCCCTTGACTTCAATCAATGATAGAGGTTTCAAGGCATTCCAATTCAATCCACTTTCGAGCTTCAGACCCAGTTTTCTGGACATAGAAATCATTGACGTGTATCAAGAAGTGTCGTGGTATGCGCCCAAGCTCAAGAATGGACAGATGTTGTGTGTGCCCTTGGGCGAAGGTAAACAGCCTGACTGCGTGTACTTTGTCAAGGATATCAGTCGCAACTGCGAAGTAGTAGATTACAACAAGGCCTGGTAGTGGACAAGCTCAGTATTGGCAACGAAATGGCACAGTTTGATCGCAAGAATCGTGGATTCTACGACAGCTTGACTGACGAAGAACGCAAACGGTTTTCAAACTTTCTCATGATACGCTGGGGAAGTGCCGTGCAAGGATCTGCAGAACTGCAAGGTTACTATCTGCAGAGTTGTAATCACTATTTGAACAAACGATTCTTTGACATCAACCGTCATCCCAAGTTACAATGGTTGTGTGCCACAGCAGTGAGCCCCGGACTAGGCGATCAACGACATGCCTGGATTGCACCTAGGAAAAAGGAAGCCGGTGCTTCGGGCATACGCAAGCAGTTGGCCGAACTGTATCCGCACTACAAGGACGATGAGATAGCCTTGATGGCCGAACTCAATACCAAGAAAGACATCGATGCCTACTTGAAACAGGCTGGACAGGAGGCAAAGAAATGATATGGCCATTTAAAACTACACCCAAGACACAAACAAAAGTTCCACAACTGTCAGAAGTACGCATGGGCAGTCGACGTTATGCGCCACAACCAGATATTACAGCTCAGGAAGTGGCCTTGCTGATTCCAGTATTCATGTCAGCTTACGGACTAAGTCGTGAAGAATATGTTGAAAAAAATAACCTCATGAGACACTTTGCAAAAGTAGAAGAATGAAGTATACCTGTCAGTATTGTAAGAAGGACTTTATGAAGGAGTCCAGTCTTGCGGTGCATTCATGCGAACCGCGGCGTCGTCGCATGGAACGAGATGAACCCGGTGTGCGATTAGGGTTCAATGCCTACCTTAAGTTCTATGAACTTACACAGGGCAGTGCCCGACTAAAAACATTTGATGACTTTGCTGATAGTCCCTACTACAAGGCCTTTGTAAAGTTTGGTCGTTACTGTGTAGATATCCGTGCTGTCAATCCAGCACGTTTTGTTGAGTGGGTGTTGAAACAAAACAAGAAACTGGATCACTGGGCACGTGATAGTGTCTATACCGAATATTTGACTGATTACCTGCGTGTGGAAAATGTAAACGATGCTCTAGCTCGTGCCATTGAGTTTGGCATAGATTGGTCTGAGCAAACAGGAAATCCACCCAACGATTGCCTACGTTATGGCAATACCAATGCCATGGCCTATGCAGTTGCATCAGGCCGCATCAGTCCCTGGATCATTTACAACTGTGAGTCTGGACAACGGTTCTTGTCGGAACTGGATGCCACACAGATCGCCATGATATGGAGTTACATTGACAGTGATTTTTGGATGCGCAAGTTCACAGACTATCCGGCTGATCAGGAATATGTGAAAGATATCCTACAGAAAGCAGGTTGGTAATGAGTGCAGATATTGATATTGATTTGGCCGACAGAGATCAACTGTTACGGTTGATCCAGGCCACGCCAGCTAGACAACAGCATCAAGGGCAAGCAAGACGCCACAACTCTGGTGTGTATGTCACCGACATTCCATACGATCCAATCACGGACTGTGCAGCAATTGATTATGAAACAGCTGAGGATCTGGGCTACTTTAAAATTGATCTACTCAATATGACAGTATATCAGTTGGTCAAGGATCCTGAACACTACCAGCAGATGTTGGCACAGGAACCCACGTGGTCTAGACTATGGACTGATCCAGAGTGGACTCGACAGTTGGTACACGTGGGCAACTATGTAGAACTACTGCAAAGTATGAAGCCTGATTCTATACCAAGAATGGCAGCATTTATCAGTATCATTAGGCCAGGCAAGGCACACTTGCAAAATAGACCATGGTCGGAAGTGTTTGATACGGTATGGGATGGCGATGACAGCCGAGGCTTTGTGTTCAAACATGCACATGCCATTGGCTATGCGGCCCTGGTGGCTCTGCACATGAATCTACTCAGTTAAAAAAATCTGATTTGTTCCAGACAGTGTTCCAGACAGTCAGTGTATTGCGCGAACGAGCCCATGGCAACTGCTGATTCCAGTAGTCGTGATATTTTTGGTCGACTGAGATGTTCAGCTGATCACACAGATACCGGGTGCCACCCATCTGAAACAGTTGTTCATAATCCAAATTGACAAATTTCAATTGAGAATCTAGCATTGGATCTTGCGGCCTGGATTGGGCCATCCTGGTCGCCAACAGTTTGAATTTTTCTACTCGATCTTGATCAGTGACCACCAGCTGATTGATTGATTTATCAATGTTCCATTGCACAGCATTTTCCTCATAGTTCTGCTTGGCACGATCCTTGCGCAGGTAGGTCTTAACCAAAAAATCCCACTGTACCTGAGCAGGATCTGCATGGGTCACATCAACATTTAAAACTCTAACGCAGTTGTAGTCGATATCTTTGTGATAAGGTATCAAGGCATGCCCATGTAGTTGTCCTGCCATGAATAGATCAGCGCGATCCGACAGGACAAATGATCTGTTGTTGAGAAATTGATTGAATGACATGCCACATTCGATATCTTTGGCTATGTTCATGTAACCATCGCTGTGCCCGGTTTCTAAATCAATACGCCATTGATTGTCGATAAAATTTGGCAAGGTGCCTAGCCATCCTGCCAAAAAACCATGTCTAGCCCCACCTATGCCAGTACACAGATACAGACCTATGTTCATGCTAGTCTAGTCTTCTTACCAGGGTGATGCTTTTGCGTTTTGATTTTTTACGGGCCATTTCGCTGAGACTACAAGCAGGCCCGTGCATGATTTCCAAGTCCTTGTTGACAAAGGTGCGTAGATACCCACGGAAAGAGTCCCAATCGCCCTTGAGGAATATGTTGATGGGTATGCTGCGATTTGACTCCCACCACCAGGTATTGGCCAGCTCCAAGAACAAGCGTTTTTCTTCCACACTCTGTATGCTACCAAAATCATAGATAGTGGTTATCACATCGTCGCGATTCTGTATGATACCTACATATTCTGTGGAGGCATAGACACACAAGGTAATAAAGGGGTATTTTTCCGCTAACTGTGTGAAAATATCATTTGTCATAATCAGGAATATTTATGAGACCAAATTTGGTACCTGTACCAAACCCACTAAATAACATGTATGTATTCAACCGAAGTGTATATCTATCAGCAGTTGACCCGAGTGGTGGCCCTAGACAGCGTAGATCCCACAATCTTTACCTACAGGTATAATCCCGTGTACTCTAAAATCCTAACCATTAACAAAGGCGTTGACAATGTTCTACTGTTTCAGTTTGTCAATCAGAACGAAAAACCGGTCAATGTGACCGGTAGTACCTTCATGTTCCGGGTGCTCAACACTGACGGCACAGCAATCTTGTTGGAACAACCCATGGTCATACTGAATGGCCCATTGGGTCAGGTCAAAGTCACTTTGGCCAGCTCTGATCTACTCGATATCCTGGCACAACCAGCCAGCTATAGCATTACCAGATTTAGTGGTAACCTAAATGAAGCAGTGTTTACCAACGCACAGTCCGGAGGACGTGCTCCGTGTAATGTAGTTGACAGCGTGTTGCCACAGTATGTGCCCAGCGCACCACTTACCATACCCACAACCAAACTCAGTGCCCAAGGATCAGCCGACGGCACCAGTTTTGGAAACTATCCTGGAAGCGACTGGTACTGGGGCGGAAATC